CTCATGATGAACCCGGTTCCATGGCTCCAGATGACAAACATGATCTCATATCAGGGACTTGTTCGCACCTTCCCTAATGCCCCCTCAAACCCTATACGTTTTATTGCTGCATTAGATGTTTGGCTGTTCATGGGGTAATTTGGCTTAATTCTACTTGGGAAAACATGTACTCGATGATTACTTATCGGTTTCATTATTTCCAGTATTTCTATCATCTGCTGTGATATGGGTACGATATGCTCACGTTTAGCTTTCATTCGGCTAGCTGGGATTGTCCATAGTTTCGAATTGAAATCAATCTCTTGCCATTTTGTTGCTGAAGCTTCAGATGGTCGTACTAAAGTTAGTAACTGCCACTCGATCAGGCAACGAGTAGGGATCGACAGATTGGAGATTGAGATTGAGCGCATTAGTTTTGGCAACTCTTCCGGCCTTAGTGTTGGCATGTTCTGCTTTTTGGGCTTCTCAAAAGCCATACCAACACCAGAGGCAGGGTTTACATCAATCAAGCCGATGTTAACTGCGTAGATCATAATTTCGTTAATGCGTTGCACCAGACGACGAACCGTCTCAAGTGCTCCGCGCGCTTTGATCGGCTCCAGTGCCTCAACGATTGTTCTGGCCTTAATTTCCTGAACAGGTATAGCACCGATTGCTGAGAAAACGTCCTTGTCTAAAGAGCGCCAAATATCTTTCGCATAATCCTCGCTGACGCTTTTACTTTTAATCTGGAACCAGTTAGCAGCTACAGTTGAGAAAATACTATCCAACTCAATCTGGCGTTGTTCTGACGCTTGTTCTTGCTGCTGCTGGGGGTCTACGCCCTTTACAAGTAGCGCTAAATGCTGGTCACGTATTTGACGAGCCGATGCGAGCGTAAGGGCGGGGTATGAGCCCAGACTCAAATTGGTTCGGCTGCCACTTACCGGACGTTGATAGCGGAAGCGCCAGAGTTTTTTACCAGTGGTTTTGACGAGCAAGAACAAGCCATCACCATCATGAAGGGTAAAGTCTTTTTCACGGGGGTTGGCTTTAAGGATTTCATTGTTAGTGAGGGGGCGTGTTATACGCGCCATTGTCTGGAACCCTTCCATAATTGGTACCCGTTTAATGGACCACAGTATAGCGTGTACCTAAACGTGTACCAATTTTCTCTGGATTTAGCCGGATGTTCTCAGACAACGACAGACACAAAAAAGCCCGCAGGGCTTGTGCCGTGCGGGCTTTCTGTACTTCACCGGACGTATCCGGATCATGATTTGGTGGAGCTGGCGGGAGTTGAACCCGTATCCGAAAATCACTTAACGTATTGAATGTTAATGATTTATCAATCTCAAAATACCTTGAGTGCATTTTAGGTGTATATCGTTGTCTTCCTAACGTCCTGATTCTGTCCAACATTTTGAAATATTTACCCCACTAAAGAGCTGCTGACATCGCAGTTTTACCGTCATACTCAGCCAGGTATGAGCCATAGTGGCGAAACAGCATCTCCGGCCCTTTATGGCCCATCTGACCAGCCAGCCAGAATAGGTTAACGCCCTGGCTGATGTGTCGCGTGGCAAAAGTATGTCGGGTCTGGTAAGGGTTCCGATAGCGTACACCGGCCTTTTTAAGGGTAGGTACCCATGCTTTCTTACGAATGGCGTCAGCGTTCGCCCATGGCATACCCGTTTTTGGATCGCTGAAGATGAACTCACTTTTCATGAAAGTGAATTGCTTTTGTGTCTGCAGTGCCGTCAGCGCCTCACTATTCAGCTCAACTTTACGGGTACCGGCTTTTGTTTTGGTGCCCTTCAGCACACCCACGACACTGGCCGCCTGCACGTGAGCGGTGCTCTCGATAAAATCGATGTCAGACCAGCGCAGCGCGCACAACTCAGAGCTGCGCAGCCCGGTATTGAATGCGAACCGGAAAAGGTTCTCCCACTCCTGGAATTTGCAGTGCTGATAAATGGCGGTGGTTTCTGCTGGCGTGAACGGATCAACTTCGTAATCGTCGGCATTCGGGCTGTTGTCGATCACGTGGTACCGGCTGGCGCTGACGAGAGTCACCGGGTTAATCGTCAGCAGACCATCCGTCACAGCCTCATCAATGGCACTGCGCAGGAATGAGAGGTTATTCCGGATCGTTTTCAGCTTTGTTTTCCGGCTGGCTATCCAGTTTTTCAGGACGGCCGGCGTCAGCTCCGAGACATGCAGTTTATGAAGGGAAGACAGCGCCGAAAGGCATTTTTCATAACCGCCAATAGTGGACGGCGAAAGATTGCGGTTCCCGCAAATTTTCAGGTATTCGTCGAGATAGGACTTAATATTTTTGGTTTTCTTCACAACCCCAAACAGCTCCAGTTTTTTGGAGTTGGGGAAGTATTTCGCATAATCGAATGTGCCGCCGGCGATCTGGTTCTGTATTTCCCCCAGCAGGCGCTCGGCATACTTCACACCGCGCGCGTTTGCTTCCATTCTGGAAAGGGGCTCCCGGCAGAGAACCCCCTTGCAGGTGAATGTGATCACCAGAGTATCGCCAGTTTTATGCTGGCGAATGGTTACTCCTCTTGGGAGAGATAATGATCCTTGTTCTTTCTTGCCCATTTTGAAACCTCCGTTAAGTCTATCCAGCGTTCTTTAACGCCATCGACTTTTAATACATGGACACCCTCTTTCCATAACCCCCTTTGTATCCGTTTGTTAACGGCTTCTACCGTTTCTCCTGCGTCCCGGCAGTAGGTTGAAAGCGGTACGCAATCAAGACTCATGGCTGACCTCCCGCCCAAACGCCTGGGCATTTTCCAGTTCATTTGCCGCATATATAAGTGCGTTGTGATGAGCCCGAAAACCGCCGTCAAGTTCGCGCGCAGCTCTATCACGTAAGAAGTCGATCGCTGGCTGGTAATCGACTTTATGTTGGGCCTGTTTTTCACCCCGGCAGACGGTATTCATTTTCTGTCCTTCAATTTGCTGTATCGCTCATGGCTCATTACTTCCCAGTTCTGGCCCCCGTCACGGGACAACAGGCGCCAGCGAAGATTTACCCTCAGGCTCAGATTCCCCGATCCGTGCATACGGCAAGGATGAATACGTCTGGCTCTGTATTGCCTGAGCACCTGAATTGCCTGTGAATGAACCCATTCAGGAATGCGTATCGCTGTCAGGGCCATTGTCCTTATCTCCCGCTGGTGGAATGACGGTGTAGCCGGCGCGTTCTGCCATCCATAAAAAGGTTTCCAGAGTCGCTGTTACCTCGCCTCCTTGGACTGGGCGCGAATGAATGACCTTCCCGTTCTCGATGGTGAGCACCACGTCAATCGGACCATGCTCTACTGAATAATTAACATCAGCCATTTGATGTCTCCTGTATGCGCAGCTCCATATCACGAGCCATTTCAATAAACGTGTCCAAAGCACAGATATGCTCGTCGGGAGATAACCGCCGATCACATTTAACCTGGCCGTTTTCGATGTAGAGAACGACGCGGCCAGTGAAGTCAGGTAGAACATGCAGATCTACGTTCAGAACCGGGCGACCACTCTGGCTAACGTTTTGTTGACTGATCATGCTTAGCCTCCGCAGCTGCTGGTTTATGCTTTTTGGCAAAATCGACCAGTTCTGCAATGAGATCGTCGATTAACTCTTTGCCGCTTTCCGTCAGGAACTCACCGCGGCCATTCACGTTTACAGCGCTGCTATAAATTCCCCTGACCGCCTTAATCCCTTCAATATTTCCGAATTCGCTCACGGCCTGTTTTTCAAATCGGCTCAATAGGCTATCGAGTAGAATCTCTGTTAATTCGATAGTTTTTATTTCTCCTTTTGGCTGGTTAATAATGATGCAGTTACTACCGGTTTTACGCTGGTGGCGGAGTAACGCTGCTTTAAGAATTCGACGGCGGTATGTTTCGATTAATTTATCCATCTAAATAATCCTTCTTTGCGCGTCTTCATTCGCCAGTACAATTTTCTCCTCTTTCTCGGTCCATGAATAAACGGAGCCAGCGAGGTCATAAGCCAGACCTAAAAGGCCATCAAGCTGGTAGCAATCGAAATCCTTATGATGGGCGTGGATAGTTTGCATAAGGAAATTGAGTTATTCTGCTTTGATATTCAGCGTCTGAATATCTTGTCGTTCTTGAATAGACATAACTTATCTCCCATATGCTTTCTTTAAAAAGAGATTGGCGATGTGCCAATATCCAGCGCTGCGCATTAATTGCGCTGTTTTAAAAGCGGCTTTATTTACCATAATAAAAACCCATTAAAAGGATGTAATATTCCCCAGCGATAAGCTGTATTTATTCCAGATTAAATTATCGGTGTGGTTATTTGTTTTTGACTTTAACAGCCTGCTCTTCAATCAACCAAGCGCATACATCGCCTGTGAGCCTGCGCAGTAGTGTTGTGGTCAACTAAAACTGGCCACCGCGTTAGAGTTTTTCCAGTATCGGTTTTCTGATTCGTTTGGTGGTAACCCA